TGAATTCTGCAAAGATGGATCATGATGTTACCGCGGGCTACGAGCCCCCCAAAGATGCAAGCAAAGTGAAAAAGAACTGTAAGTTCAAAGAAAAACAAAAAGAAAATACAAAAGAGATGCCGGACACTTGTCCAGGCCAAAAACAAAAAGAAAAAGAAACACCGAGCTATCGCACTGACCCTAGGCGAAAGACAAAACCTGCTCCGGCAAGAAATAAGACCAAGGATAGGAGAGGCGCACAGAAAGCCCTTCTAACCTCCGCAGCAGATGCCATTTCCGAGGCGACTTCCAACCCAGTTCTCCAGCGTACAAAACAGGAGACTGAGATGTCGGTACTACGTGCCAAGAAACTACAGGCTGATCTGGCCATATTAGATTCTGAAGCCCACTTGGATAATGACGAGCCACAACTCCGCGCAAATCTGGCCCGTGAATTGGAACTTTTAGAGATGGATCAAAAAATCTCTAAAATCAATACGGAAAAGATGTTAGCGACGCAAGGTATAGAGCTACTCCGAGCTCGCCTTGAAAAGAAAAAGCTCAAGTTTCAGATCGCACGACAAGATCTGAACACTCAGGTTCTTCTGAAGGAAGACCTGATCCTGCAGAAGGACCTAGAAGATCTGCAGAAGACTAGCTCAGTTTTAGAGCAACGTGAGAAAGAATATCTCGACAATCAGCGCTTGGCAGATTTGGATGCAAAATGCCTTGCGGAAGAAGTTCCAGAGATATTCAGCGTGCACGATAACATTTTTCGTGACAATTTGGACTGGTTATGTCAGGGACTACCAGTGTCCGGTCTTGTTAGTATGTTCCTCCCCCAGTCGCTTACGGCAACTCATAAGAGTTGGCGGATAAAAGGCACAGGGAGTAGATTTTCATCTTTCACCGATTGTAATGACGTGGAAGCACAAGACGTAGACGGATGGCAGGATAGCATGTTTATTTGCGAACTGCCCCAAGACAAGTTAGCCTCATCGGTGGAGCAGACCTGGAAGTACTGGGCTGCGGCTAGCTCGTCATCTGCTGTGTTAGGCGCGACCTGTTGGAAGATGAACACGGGTTGGGCCACGGCTCTTAAAGCTGTTGCGGCAACGTCAACGGCTGTCGGAGTTGCTACTGCGGCTTTGGTGATGTCTTCTTACATTAAGGGGGCAAAGCTTAGAGCTGTTGTTATGGACATAGTGGACTCGAAAAAGTTTCCGGATGCGCGACCGCGTGAGGACCTCATCTCAGCTGGACCATTGCTGGATGACAGATTGATTAAGATCAGACTCTTTGCGGAGCTGACCCTCATGGACGGATCTATTGTCCTATGTTTTGACCCGGTGGCCCTACGACTGTTTAGTTGGACGAAGTCTAACTTCTATGCGTTAGGTGTTCTTGCCACGGAAGACAACAAAACATTTAGAGATTTTTGGATCTCAGAACAGCAATTCCACACAGCTGTTTCCCGCCACTCCTTGGTGGTCTCGGAATTCGAGAAGAGCAAGTCCGTAGCTAGGATGACCAAGTTGCTCGAGATGACCCCCGCCTTCAATGAGGCACACGGAATAAGATTCCAAACCGGTGAAGGGATATTCACCGCTACTTTGCGCTTCGCGACGCTGGTAGTGAACAAGGACCCATATCGCGACCCCTCTGATTTTTAGACAGGCTCAAGTCTGGGCGAGTGTATCTTTACGGATATAGAATGAATGAGGTAGCAAATATTGCACTGCCAAAGTGCAAGGCTGATCTTCGTATAGGAAGAAGTCGGCTTACAGCAACACAGTATAATACTGTGAGAACTGTGCTATCTGCATCGTTACCATTCTATGTTCGAGGTGCAACACCCCCTCGCCCGGATCCAGGCCATCCCCCGTCTTTAATAGGAGGAGTAATTAAAAGGTTTGGGTATGAACCCCCCAAGCCTCAGCCCAAGCTAATGAGAAGGTTCAAAAGATTTGTTGCGTTATGGCTACGACATAGGTCGGGCCTGAAACCGCTCACCGCAGCAGACATTCTAACTTTTGATGAATGGTTGGAATCCACTGATTATAGTATGACTCGCAAAGTCGAACTCCTAAATCTGTGGACGTCCAGACCCAATTATATTCCGACCCGAGAAGAACTGTCTCTAGTCAAAAGTTTTATAAAGGACGAAACATACCCTGAGTTCAAATACCCTCGACTCATAAATTCCCGTGTTGACCTGGCGAAGTGCTTCTTCGGACCATGTGTGGCCACCATAAGTGAACAATTGTTTAGAATACCCTACTTTATAAAGAAGATACCAGTTGCAGATAGGCCCGAGGCCATCTATAGACGACTCTTCCACCCCGGGGGATCTTACATGTTTACGGACTACACAGCGTACGAGGCGCATTTTACCACAGTCATCATGAAAGCATGCGAATACCAGCTGTATAAGTACATGTGCAGCAACCTTGAAATGTGGCCACTGTTAAAGAACTTTTTAACTGAGGTGCTTCAAGGAGTCAACACTCTGATGTTTAAATACGTTACAGTCAGAGTTGTTGCAACACGTATGTCAGGAGAGATGAATACCTCCCAAGATAATGGTTTTTCGAATTTAATGATTCTAATGTTCTTGCTGGACATCAATGCACGAGACAAACATCTCGTTGCGGAGGACCAGCCAGCTCCAAGGAATTTGTATCAATTTGATTGCTTTGTCGAAGGCGATGACGGTCTGGTCTGGTGCAGCCATCCAGACATATACCCGACCAAGGAACAGTACGCTGAGTTGGGTTTTACCATAAAAATAGGTATTACTGATAAACTGAATGAAGCAAGCTTTTGCGGATGTGTTTATGACGTTGAGGAAGGTATCATAGTTACGGATATCAAGGAGGTTTTGTGTCGCATCGGATGGACGAATAAGAAATATGTCCTTGCAAAGAAAAACACGTGTCTACAGTTGTTGCGTGCCAGGTCGTTTAGCCTGTGCTATCAATACAACGGATGCCCTGTTCTTTCTGCGCTCGGACGAAAACTCTTGGAACTGACAGAAGATGTGAAAGTCACACAGAAGTGCATTGACCAAATGGCCTGGTGGGATCGGATGAAATATTTGGAGGCAGTGAGCCAGCTGCCTGCCCAACGATTCCCCAGCCCGGACACTCGTGAACTCGTCGAACGACTGTTTAATGTTCCCATTCATCTGCAAGTGAAGTGGGAACAACAGTTCGAGGCGATGACTGAGTTACGGCCTGTCGATTTGATAGGATTGGACGTTGATGACACATGGACTGACTACTATGCACGATATAGCCACTCTTGTTATGATACAAATCCCCTCTGGCTGTTGAGGGATGAGAAAAAGTACTTACAACGCTTGGTAGAAGCAGCACCACAAGCCAGCGTTTTCGTCGATTCTTTAGGGGTGAAGAATTGGCAACCTAAACCGTGATGTTTTAAAACGAAG